CATTGTTTCTTCAACTACTTCTTCTTCGGGAATCAAAGTATTGTCCTCAAGAAACTTCTTGAATGTTTTCTCTTTTCCCAGCTTCTTTAAACGTCCTGAAAGGATAGCCAAATCTCTATCATCTTCAATTTCAGCAGGATTAAAATTAAAATTAACACCAGCATCAGCAGCAGCACTACCAACCATTTGTAATTTTACTACAAACTCCTCTGGAAAAATAGTGATATCTTCTTCGAACTCCGGATAGCTGTCTTGAAATAAACCTAACACAACATTCAATTCTTTCACCAAACGGTTGAGTGCGCCCTTGCTAAACTTGCCTTCTGGCAAAATCATCTCGGATGCAATCTCGTTGTCCATCATATCTATCTCTTGTGCTTCAAGCATTAAATCTGTTGGGATGCTCATGTTATTCTTCCTCATCTTTGGTTATAACTTTTAAATTTTCTTTCCATGGTTTCTCGAACTCAAATCGTTCATTGCGATGAGTTAAGTCTGGATCAAAGGTATGTGCAGCTGCAGTTGCAAAATCTTTTGTTTCTTTGTACTTCTGAGTAAATGTAGCTACATCTTTCTCGTGTTTATCGTGCGTTACTTTCTCTTCGTGTTGTAGGTCATCCAACTCTTCTTGAGAGACGGGACGAAGGTTTTTTTCCTTCATGATTCGTTCTCGTTCCATCGAGTTTGCAACCCAACAACCAAGGCCCCTATCAAAATAACCATTAGAGTCACCCCATCGATTAGGTGTCTTTGCAAACATAGACACCATTTTTTGTAAAGGAGAGTTACAGTTCTCGCATTTCTGGTCATACATTTCGTCAATCTCGCACCAAATTTGTAAATGAAGATTGCAAGGTGTACAAGAATAATCATAAATAGGCATATGGCTTCTCTAATCATTGAGGCAGGAATTGTTGTATATCTTCTGGCGATGGTTGTCCTTGCATTCCAGCAGATTGATCGACCGCTTCTTCAGCAAAAACAGCTTGCTCTTGTTGTGGTTCTTCAGAGGCTCCTTCAATTGCAGAGATAAAAGATTGTGGCAGATCCAATATCCGAACCAAATGATTTAGCAAATCTGTAACTGGTACACCGAGTTCCAGGAGAGTAGGCATTACTGCTAGGTACTCTTGTTTTTTAACAGCCTCGCTAACTGGTGTTGCTCCAGTATCATTGGCAAAAAATGTAAAGTCTCCGGTTAAATCTTTGACTGTAATAATCTCTGGTGCTCCATCAATAAGGATAACATCTCCCTCATCTTTCAAATAGAGCTTCATCATCGAAATGTAAACCATTGCAATGTTTTCAATGGCTGCATCTCTTTCCCGAGCAAGTCTACCAATCTCAGAAGAACTATAAGCGGCAAGTGCCGTGATCTCAGTTGCAGTAGCCCGGCTGCTTTCACCCCGCGTAAAAGGAGCCAACACAGAGCCGCGTTCGAAATCATCTTGCACTTGCTGTACGTACCGTTCAAGTTCCGCTGGCACAGGAGTATGTGGAACGGATAGGATTGAATTTGATAATTGTTGACCTTGAGAAAGCTCAACTTCGATGAATTCTCCATCATTCCCTTGTGCCAACTTAGACATAGCTTCCGCATCAAAGACACCGCTTTCAACAACCCATTGTCTTGCAGCACGTCTAACCATTGATGCTTGGTATGTTCGAAGAATGTTTACCTCTTGAACTTGGTCGTACACACGCCTTAAG